ACTCTTCTATTGCCAATGAATGAACAAACAAAAAAGAAACCTGAAAAGGTTCTTGGTTTTCAATTTGGTTATATAACCATATTTCGATGTAATATAATTGATCACGAATTTGATGAATGAGTCCTTGTTTTTTTCTCCTACTCGAAATTGTATCAATAGCATCTCCAACTCCTTGAGGATTTAAACTTGAAGGTTGCCAATTATCTTCAGGTGGCAATGCATCCAAATTAACTTCGGCTACCGGTATTGAAAAATCTGGATTGCTATTATTTATATCCATAAATTAACAAGTTTCTGAATCAACATTTTTAACCAATTCAACTTGTAATTGATTAAATGCAAAATTAACAACGCAAGATATTTCTCCAGAATCTTGATGGGAAAAATTAATTTCACTCAAAGATACAGGAAATGCATGGGTGTATTTAAAATTAATTATTCTTTTGTTATATTCATCCAAACCATATATGTTAAAAGTGGAAACCAAATCTTTCATTGGTATATCTAATTTTGGATTTATGTTATGACGCATATCTTGCATACCAACAACTGATGTGGAAGTTTTTGCTTCATTAAAAAGATTTAACCAAGTCCATAAAATCCAATAATTTTTATAACCATTATCGACAAAAAATCTAACATTTAAAGGAGCATATGCTGGTCTAGACAACGAAGATGCTTTATAAGTCTGTCCATCAAATGGCACATCAATAGAAGGAACGTTTATAGAAGGAACAGGGGAACCATAAGTGGTAAATTGAATATAATCAGCATTGTAAGAAGTTTGCAAAATATTATCGTATCTTTTTTTTAAGTATTTTGGTAGATCCAAAATCATTAAAAATTTATCATTTCTTGTTTTATTTAAAATTGCTTGATTCATATTAAAAAATTACAATAGGTCTATATTCTTCTTTTGAATTTTCATCGGATTGTTTTACTGGTTCATTTTTCTTAGTATTTCCCCAATTTAATAACCACATTTGCAAATCAACTTGATCGTTTGATTGAGTTACTGCATCGTTATTATACTTACCAACAAAAGAAAATTGGTTTTGAGCATTTACGGTTTTTTTAAACTTGGAAGAAGACCCCATTAATAATGGACTTTTTTTCAATAGATCGGAATTGTCTGAAAATGGTCTAATTTTTAATGGTTTCCCTTGATCATCAGTATCTAAAATTTGATAATATTTTTCAGCAATTGAATTATCTAATATAAACATTGCCCATATCAATGACATAACTCTATCATCCAAATCATCACTTTTTCTTTTACTATATGTATGATTATCGTGTCTAACAAAATTGCTTAGCTCTAAAAGAGTTTGGAGATCATATATTCTTAATGCATTTAAACTATTAACCCAATATCTAAAATTAGTAACTCCTCTATATTTTGTATTTGTGTGATTATGTATTCCAAATCTATTTTCGTTGTTATAATGTTTACTAAATCCTTCAAAGTGATAAGAAACAACAGACTCATAATTATGGGTATGACATACAACATCCAAAATTTGTTGACCGTTGTTGTTATTTTCAATTAAAACCGGAGGTCTTCCCCAATCATCAAAAATACCCATTAGACGAGTTCCAAAATGAAAAGGACTCATAGTATTTGTTGTATATATAGCAACTTGTTTTATGTTTGTTAAATCTGAAACATCTAATATTTGAGCAACAGTATTAGACCTGCCGATTCCTTCACCAACGTCCACACCGATTGCATAAAATGATTCTGGGTTTGGTTCTTCAAAAACTAAATAGTTCCCATTATCCATTGCGAGAATAGGTTCTTTGCATTGACTCTTTAATTCTTCTAAAAGTTTTGGATCAATTGCTGTTTTGTTTGGGTCGTGGAAAACGTTGGCAAATTCTTGATCGAAATCTTCTTGAGAACCTATTGCGGAAATTGCTTCTTTTTTCCACTCTTCGTCACGACCTGGTACATCCCACCAATTCACTACCTCCAAATGCCAATCGCTATTAGGTTTCTGCGATTCTTGATACAACTCATAAAATTTATTATCAGTTCCATTCGGCGTACTAATAACAACTAATTGTGATTTTTTTGATGATGAAATAATAGGAATAGCAGACTTCCACAATTCATTCATTAATTCGGATGGACAATGAGCCATCTCATCAACTATCAATAAATTACTAGTAGAACCTCTAGGTCCAGCAGATGATGTTGTGCTTATTTTTATAGCAGAATCATTCGCCAAAGTAAACCCGTCAATTCTCCAAGATTTAACACTAGGTTTCATCCAAACTGGCAATTGTTCAAATGCCATTTTAATTCTAGAAAATATTTCTTTTGCGGTAGATTCTTTATTAGCAACAATTGTAATTCTTTTATCACTTTGAAAACAAACAATCCATAGTGCATAAATTGTTATGGTAGTGGTTTTTCCGCTTTGTCTACTGGAAAGTACTATATTAAATCTATTATTTTTAAAAGCTTTTAAAAGATTTTTTTGATATTTGTATAATTGAATTTTCTTTTTACCATCATCTAGTGTTGTAATATAAAAATATTGTTCTGCAAAATGTAATATACTTTTATTACACAATTTTAACTCCTCCATCATAGAAGGTGTCCATTTAAATTGCGTATTTCCTCTTAAAAGATTTTCATTTCCTTTATAAAAAGAACCGTCTACTAAAACATCTTCTGGCGAAAGATCTTCTAATTCATCAGACGTTTCATGTATTTTCTTTTTTCTTCCCATTTATAATATTTATAACCGTATCTTTTAAATATATGGTTATATGTTATTAATTTTTAAAAAATGAAGTTAGCATAAGCTGCTCCACCGTTAGCAGAATTATAAATTAAAGATACAAATCTATTATTAGCTACACACACATCTGTAAACGCGCTTGGTGTTGGTAAGTTCTGATATACTATCCAATTAATTCCATCTTTAGACATAGCTTGATAACCTCCAGCAGCAAAGGCCACGAACCAACCATTACCATATATCACACTTCTCCATGCTTTGTTTATAATACCACTGATACTTTGAATCCCGTACCAATTTATCCCATCATCTGAATAAGCAAAGGGGTATTGGCTAACATTTCCGTTAAGATTAACAGCAACATATCTACCACTTAATGGTAGATATGTATTGCTTCCGTAAGTCACGTCTACCCAATTGCATCCTGTTTGTAAATTTTGACCAAGAGGACTATTCGTGTCTCTATATCTACCTTGTGTCCAAGTTATACCATCATCAGTGTAACAGAATTTGTGATTACCTGAACTACCACAAGCAACTAATCTTTGGTTCGGCATGTTAGTTCCTTCTACTACACCACCGTCAATTCCGTAAGCATCTGACAGAGGAACACCTAAATAATCTAGATAGTTTGCAGACAGCCAATTAATTCCATTGGTAGAGTATGTACCAACAATATTGCTTGTGTAATAGCTATTTTTGCTTCCAACTGCAATATATTTTCCGTGATAAGAGCTATATAAGGCATCTGAAAATTGTATTGTACTTACAGAGTTAGAAAGCGTGTATGTTTGTAGACCGGTAGCGGGATTAAGTGTAGTATAAAAATTTTTAGATCCATACGGTTCATAAAATCTGCTTTCAAAAATTACCCACATATGATTATTACTTGGTCCCCCGCAAGTAAGAGCATTGTATGTTTCCGTACCATCATCAGGGTTTATGGGGGCAGGAGCTAATGTCCAAGTTGTTCCGTTATTAGTCGAATAAGAATATCTGTTATTTCCAACAGCAATGAGTGTTCCATTATCACAATATTCTACATCACTCCATACTGCTTGAGATAGATTTGAAAGAGTCCAACCAAACGAAGATGCTTGCCAAACTAAAGTATTGTTTAACCATGCTTCCTTTACTGGTTTACCACCGTAACTTATGTATGTTGAATCTTTGAGTTGCATTACACTAATATGTATAAAGTACCATATATCTGAGTTGCGGGTAGTGTAGAAACAACAACAATTGAATTAACTGAACTTAGACTAGCAGTTTCGGCAATTGCCGTTTTAACAGTTTTTTGATCATTAACATATATTTCTTGTGTTGCACTAATACTACCAACAACTGATAAATTACCATTAATTGTTCCACCACTTAAAGGTAAAAATTTATTATCAACAAATTGTGTGGTGGAGTAAAAGGCACTGTTTTTATTGTATGTTGTATAAACAGAATCCCAATTAGAACTTACTGGATTAACACTACTATAAACAGAGTTCCATAAATTAGAATTTCCGTTATTATCATAAACTATTCCATTAGCAGAAATATTTCCAACAACTGTTAGTTTAGCATCAAGATTACTCAATGAACTTAATCCAATTCCAACGCTACCAATAGAATTAACAATAAAGGGCGTTGAATCTGGATTTGTTTCGTCTTCAATTCTTAATGCTTCTCCTCCTCCGGTTTGCGTTATACGAAGAGCAGGGGCATTATCACCCGTCGGAGATACTGTGCTAATTATTTGCGGAAGATAAAATATATTTGTATCATTTTTGTAAGCAAATATATACGGGCCACCACTAGTTCCTTTAAACCAAATATTATTTCCGGATGAAAATAAATCTCCAGCAACAGTATTTGATGGAATCGCGCCAGATCCTAAGTTTATTGGAACTGAAGAAAAAGTTGATGGTAAAAGATTTAACTTTCCAGACAAAGTTCCTCCAGATAATGGTAAAAATTCAGAAGTGTTCCATTTATTTGCGGAATTTTGTTGAACGGTTGAATAAGCAGATGCCCATTCATCTGAATTGCTATTTTTTGACCATATTGTATTTGAAGCACTAATTTCTCCATTTACACTGAAATCTTTATTCGGAGTACTGGTTTTAATACCAACATTTGGGTAATCTCCATCGTGTCCTCCAATATGTAATATTTCAATGTTTTGGTCTAAATCATAAAAAGATGCAATATCTCCAGTTCCAGTACTTCCGACATACAAAGCAGGACCAGAACCAACATGAATAACGCTTAAAGCACTTGTTGTTGAGTATATCGTATTTGCAAAATATGTTCCTCCGGTTGCTGATAAAATTCCCCATATCGTAACATCTGAATTAAATTGAGTTTTTCCTGAGATTATTCCACCACTCAAGGGTAAAAAATTATTTTGTACAAAATTTATTTCTGCATATGTTGCACTATTTTGATTTATGTTAGTATATACAGAGTTCCATTGTGTTGAATTTCCTATTTCATCATAAATTATAGAATTTGAACTAATTTTTCCATTTACGGTAAGTTCAACATTAGGTGTTTCCGTTAGAATTCCAACTTTTTCACTAACATATAATGTCGATGCATCTGCTGAACTTTCACCAACCATTAATGTGCTATATACATCTAATGTATTATGAATAATAGTTCTACC